ATGGCGTGGGTTAAATTCCCTAGTATCATATTCGTAATTCTTTGAAGCAAGAAGTGTTGATAGAACATTCAGCGTTCAACACAAAATAGATCATCTTCAAGGTGTTACTATCTTGACAGAGTGATGAAATGAAAATCAACAAACAACAACTTAAATCGTTAATCAAAGAATGTCTAGTTGAAATTTTAGCTGAAGGTTTAGGTTCAACACAAGTTCAAGAAGCCGTGCAACGTTCAGCTGTTAAACAACAAGCGAGACCACAAGTCCGGCGTGGCGTTGATTTTACGACGTTTAACGATCCCAAATCTAGACAACAACAAGCATCAGCATTACAAGAAGCGATTAAAAAACAATCTGGTGGGAATTCTGTGATGGCTGACATTCTTGCTGATACAGCGGCGACAACGCTTCAAACTCAAATTGCGTCCGAAGGAAGACAAATTCCTGCGGGCGATGCAATTTCAAGAGTTGTTTCGGAATCAACGCCAGAAGAACTGTTTGGTGAAGATACGATGTCAAAATGGGCTGATTTAGCGTTTGCGTCTCCATCACCTGCACGTACTTCTTTTTAAACATTGTTGAGTTTGCTGCACAATCTTGTGTTAGCACCTATTTAAACAAGGTGCTGTTAAGGAGAAGTGCACGATGAAACTTACACGCGAACTATTGAAAAAAATCATTGAAGAAGAAACTGCTAAGTTTGGTGATCCAATTGACACCGAAACAGCGGCGAAGAAGACAGAAGAGACTGATGCAGATGAATTTGCTGATAGTCTTGAAAAACATATTGATTATGTCAAAGCATTAAAGATTGAGGAAACTCGTCTTATGAAGCGTTTGGCAACGATTGCAGAAGAAAAAAAGCGTTTGGGTAAACGCCTAGTGTCAAAGATCTAAGGGGATAAAACGTGTCAGGTCAAGGAAAATACACAACGTACGCACCACAAGCAACAAATCGAAACAGCTTGTTAAACAAGTTGTTTAAGGGCAACAGCACGATCTCTAATCCGTTACAAGACTTAACGGGTAAAGAAGAAGATGCACGTGCTCAAACAATCGCTCGTGCCAAGGCGTTGTTGACGCCTGAGGTTCAACAGGGTGACCCAGGTCATTTTCCTAATGGCGTTAAGATGACATATGTTGGTGACGATAACGGGGTTCAAGCACCGGACTTAACGAAGGTTAAGTGGGAAGGTGCTGGAGATCCTGCAAATGGATACACTCCTGATATCAGTTCTCCCGGTCCTGGATTTACAGATCCGTTGTCAAAAAACGTAGATCCAAAGATCACTGTTACTGATGTCAAAGGAACTGGCTACGTTGCAGGTGCGCCCGGCACTGGAACTAAGTCACCAACACAAACGTCAGCTACCATTAAAGAAAACGCAACGTTAGGTAAACAAGGTAAGCTTGATACCGACGTTAACGGTTTTGGTTGATCGTATGATCACGAACCGATTTTTGACCGATACTTATCGCCAGCTGTAAGAGAACACGAATGTCAAAACAACTTTACGAAGAAGCGTTAGCTGACGTTAAAAAAATCACTGAAGTAGCTGAGGATAATGCGAAACGCGCGATCCTTGACGTTGTGACGCCTCGAATTAATCAACTTATCGAACGTTTTTTGTTAAATGAAAACGAAGAAGAATTGTTGTTTGATGACGAGATGTCAGAACCTCCTGCTCAACCCCCGTTGCAACAAGGTCTCCCAGTTCAACCAACTGAAGACGTGTTAATGCCAGCGGAAGCAATCACGGTTCCCGATGAAGAAGGAAAAGTGACGCTTGATCTCGACGCATTAGCTGTCGATGCAGCGGGAGTTCCAGTATCACCACCGATGTTTGGTGATCCTGCACCAGTTCAAGACGACGAATATGTCTTAAGTCTTGAATCGTTGAACGCATTATCGCCAGTATTAAACGTTTCGATAAAAGAATTCACAAAAGACGTTAAAGACCTAGGTGATAAAATCCTTAAGTTTAAGTCAGCTGGCAAACAACTTCGTGAAACTGTTGAATATCATAAGCAAATCGCTCGTATGATTTCCCGTGTAGAGAATATGTATGGGTACGTGCAGGAACGGCTAAGCGAACCTGCGAAGAAGAAAGCGTTCGAATTAAAGCTCGAGACTTACTTCCAAGAGCTTAGAAAGCTCCAGGAGCAAAAGATGTCAAAAAAATTAAAAGATCTAATTAAGGAAGATGATTCACAAGTAGCACCGGACGCAGCGTCAGACGTTGATGTCGAGGGTGGTCCGGGCGAGCTTACGTTAAAGCTCACTGGCCTTCCTGATGGTGTTGATCTTGACAGCGTTGGTGTTGACCTAGTCGCTGGTGATGATGACGAAGGAGACATGGATATGTCTGGCGACGCTGACAGCGATGGTGCTGCCGACGACGACCTTGGTGACCTTGACCTAGGTGGCGACGATGCCGGTGACGAAGAACAAATTGGAGACCAAATGGAATCGCTAAATCTGAGTGATGACACGGTTGTTGAGATTGATGAAAATATGCTCCGACGTGAGATTGCTCGGATGAAGAAACTCCGAGAGGACGCAGATGTTTGGTCTGCAGGTGAAGGCGTCGATGCTCAATCTATGGACGACTTTGGTGGTGGTTCAGACGATGGCGAACCTTTCCTCGATGGTGAAGTTACCACAGAGTCTGAAAAGGGCGACGACGAAGACATGATGAAAGAAATGGACGATGTGCTTCCTGAAGCTGAAGAAGCATGCGAAACAGCGACAATGGAGTCTCTAAAGCGCCGTCTTGGTTTCGAGAAACGTCTTCAAGAACGTGCTAAGGCACGCATCTCTTCTCTGAAGAGTGAATCTAAGAAAGCTAAGGGTGCAAAGTTTGCATCTATTAAGGCAGAGCACAATGCGTTGGTCGGTCGATACAACGAATCAGTGCGCCGTGCACAAAACTTCTCTGCAAAACTCAATGAGTCGCAGAAGTCACGATCTCGCTTGAATAGCGAGTCAAAGCAGCCCGCGAAGTCTAAGGCTGAAGAAAACCTTCGCAATCAGTTGGTGGCACAGAATCTACTCAACACAAAGCTCGTGTATGCAAACAAACTTCTTCAAAATGAATCGTTGACTCGTCGTCAAAAGGCGAATGCAATCGAACGTTTGGATGAGGCAAACAACCTACGCGAAGCAAAGCTCGTCTATGAAAGCCTTGTTAAGGCATTCACGAACAACAGTAAACCACTTAAGGAATCAGCACAGATCCTTGGTTCAGCATCGCGTACAACTCGTCCAGCGTCAACGCCTACAAAGACGTTGAATGAAGGATTTGAAACCGATCGTTGGGCAACGCTTGCTGGTATCACCAAGAAGTAATTGATTCTTACCAACTGATTTTAGGAGAACTTATAAATGAAACTTTTTACACTTGATCAACTTGCACAAGGCATCCGTGAAAAACACGTCGGTGCAGAGCGTGCCCGCCTCGTTGAAAAATGGAGCCGAACCGGACTGCTTCGTGGTCTTGACGGCAATCGTCGTGAAACGATGGCACAGCTGCTTGAAAACCAAGCAGCACAGGTTCTGAAAGAGTCCAACAGCTTGTCAACCGGTGGTGCCAACTTGGCATCTTCTGGTCAAATTCAAGGATTCTCGAACATTGCGTTTCCGATCGTCCGCCGCGTGTTCGGTGGATTGGTTGCAAACGAACTGGTGTCAATCCAGCCGATGAGCTTGCCTTCTGGCCTCATCTTCTATTTGGATTACACGTACGGTAGCAACGTCGGTGGCAACGCTGGTGTAGGTTTAAGCAACTCAGCAACCTATGACACTTACCAACGCGGTCAATCGATCTATAACAATCCTCCAGGCAAAGGCGTTCAATCTGGCTCCTTGGCTGCAGGTGGTATGTACGATCTCGTCGGCGACGGTTACTCAAAGGTTCACGTTGCTGCATTGAACGTGTCAGCGTCTAACGTTGATCTTGGCGCATGGACTGGTGCTTCTGAAGCATGGACGTCACGTGGTGTCATTCGTGCAACGACTGATTTCACTGGTACAAACGCTCGTCTTGCAAACTTCGATCCACAACTTGATGTTGATCTTGCAAACAATCAACTTGATGCAATGTATCTTCACCTTTCAGTTGCAGCGCTTCGCTCTGCGATTCCGAACGGTGATGCTCTTGCTGTTGATCAGATCGCATTGTTTGGTCTTGCAACGTCGTCGCTCGGTGCCGGTGCATCAAGCGCCTGGGGAGCATCTTATCAAGCCGGCGCAGGTGTGTTGAACCTACGTCGTTTGAATAAGCGTGGTAACTGGGACGGTGCAACCTTTACACCAGATCCTCTGAACGGCACGCACGTTCAGTTCTTGCTGAAGGTTACCAACGGTGGAACAGCACCTGAACTGAGCCTCACACCATCAGTCACTGCCTCGATGGCAACCGCAGATTCACTTACTGCTGGTGACAGCACTGGTGCAACTCTGACGATTCCTTCGTTTGAGTCTGATTTTGGTTCAACTCCTTCGCCCGCAATTCCCGAAATTGACATCAAGATCGAGAGTATTTCTCTAACGGCAACCACCCGTAAGCTTCGTGCTCGTTGGTCGCCAGAACTCGCACAAGACTTGAATGCATACCACTCAATGGATGCAGAAGTTGAATTGACGAGTATCTTGTCGGAGCAAATTGCTCTTGAAATTGACCGTGAAATTCTTAACGACCTTGTTACGCAAGCCAACGGTGCAAACATGTTCTGGAGCCGTGCTCCTGGCAAGTTTGTCAACAAGTTGACTGGTGCTAACGTTGCACTGGCTTCAAGCCTTGCAATCGGTCCTCAATTCACCGGTACGGTTCGTGAGTGGTATGAAACCCTGATTGAGACGATCATCGACGTTGCAAACACGATTCATCGCAAGACGCTTCGTGGTCAAGCGAACTTCGCTGTTACTTCGCCAGATGTGTGCACCATCCTTGAAGCATCGGTTCTATACAAGCCGAAGTATTCGATCGATGGTGAAGGTCAAACGGGTTCACCGTTCACGATTGGTTGCGAAGCAGTCGGTACGTTGTCTAATCGTTTCACGATTTACAAGGATCCGTACTTCCCACGCAATCGAATCCTAGTCGGTTACAAGGGTGGTTCTTACCTGGAAACCGGTTATGTGTATGCTCCGTACGTCCCGCTGATTGTTACCCCGACCATCTTCGCGCCAGAAGACTTTACGCCTCGCAAGGGTGTGATGACTCGCTACGGCAAGAAAATGGTTCGTAGTGACTTCTTCGGAACTGTTACTGTCATGGACATGAACATCATCTAAATTCAACGTTAGTTGAAAAGGCTTGAAGGCCCGGGAAACCGGGCCTTTTGTCGTTTATGCAAGCACAACATCATCAGGATTGATAAAGTAAACGCCTTCGTTGGTGATGACTTTGAAAAAAATCAAATCTTGTTTTATTACACCGATAACAAGCGCTGTGTCTCCCGGATTAGCCCATCCATACTGTCTGCATCTATCGATTGGTTCTAATCGATAACACGTAATTGGAACTACTTCATTGTGACTTGTTTGACGGAATACGACAAGTTTACCAACGAATTGTTTCTTTAGTTTTCTTACCAACATTTTTTGATGTAATGTTTATGTGCAAAAATCCAACCCAACGTTACATCGTTCACCAACATAAATGCTGACTGTGAGGATCGTATTCCACGAGTAGCATCTTTTGGGATTGTGATTATTGAAATAATCAATCCACAGCTACCTTTCATGATTAATGACGAAATATCACAATCAAATATTCTTTCTTTGTTATCATATAGAAGAAGTCCACCTATTGCATCAATAACGACAAAGTCACCTGGCATGAACGTCGTTGTCATGTTTCTGTTGATGTTTCGGTTACTATCTTGAGTTGTGCAAAAAACGATGAATGATCGAGTTCCATTGAGTGGAAAACAATTCTACCATGATTCCTGTTGGATTTGCACTGTAAATTTGGTGCAATTTCTACCATGTTTGTGGTAGAGTATTTCCACATCGACAACATAGTTAAAGGAGTTAAGCCGTGCAAATTACTATCAAAAATCTCAAAAAAATCATTTCTGAAACGATAGCAGATGCATGGGATAGGATTGATGGTCTAGCTGGTCTTTCGGACAATGTTCCTGTTCCTCAGGATAAAGTTGTCGAAATAGTAAGTTGGGACGACATCGAATCGCTTGTTTTTGATCTTGCAAACGCAAACACCAATGACAATTACGAAGTCATGTCAAAGAAGCTTGAAACCCTTTTACGTTCAAAAGGTGTACCCGCTGAAAAAGTATCGGAATTTCTTGAAGACGTAGAAATCGTTTCAAATCAAGCGATAGATTTAATGAACACTCCTGAAAATGATCCTGAGTATGATGAGATGTCAGATGAACACATGGGTGGAATCGATCTTATCAAAACGAATTTTGAAAACATGAAACGTGAGTATCCGTGAAGTTGACTGTTTTAGAGCTACGAACTTATATCCGCGACATCATCGAATCAAAAGACATTGATTCAGGCGAATTTGACGTAGACGATAACGTTCTATTTGGAAAGTACAAAAACAAAAAAGGCAAGATCAAAAAGGTCTTTAAGGATGATAAAGACCATGTGACGATTGAAATTGAACCAACACCAAAGGGTCGAAAAAAGAACGTTGAAATGGGTCTTTATAAGGTTTGGCCCGGCGAAAAAGAGTGATTATTTTCTGATTTCGATGGGTGGAGGAACTTCACATGTCGCAACGTATACGTATGATTTTTCGACCTTACCTGTACATGGGTCTGTTCTTGATGTCTTAGGAACATCCCACCTTAAGTAACACCCAGACGTTATCGTCATTAACAACAGACAACTTATTGTCTTCACTGTGAAACCTCTTCTGCGTTCATCTCACGCCATTCGTGCTGCCAATATCGACGACCGTTCTTCCCTGACTTAACTGCTTCGTAGACAGAATCGTTAACCCTAACGAGTGTTGGTTTACCAACTGGCTTGCTATATTCGTATGGAACCGTGTTTGGCATTGTTTCCCAATACGCTTTAACGTAATCCTTTACGTCATCAAGCGTGAGGTGAAGCGAAACACCATCAGGACGCTGCCCCCAACCACGTTCTGATTCAATCCAGTGTTGACAAACAACAATCATACCGTTCATGTTTGAAGTATAAACAATACCTCTACTTCGTTTCACAGCTTTATGAACAGTGACAATTTTGTCTTAACAGGTGTAGTTGTTGTTCTTCAAATGTTGAGCAAGGGTATGGTTCAGGTTGATAACGTTACGTATAGAATTGAAAAACGATCAAACGGTGAATACTACGTTTATCGAATTCTTGATGACGTTAAAGTTGGTAAATTTAAAAGCATTTCTCAAAAGCTTGTTGTTTACGCAACAAACATTGAAACATCACAGTTATGGAAAATTGTTCAATCAGCTGTCAGGTACGCAAAAGTCAGTTATCATGGACGACTTTTGTTAACATGATCTAGTTGACAGTCGATCTTGTAAATTTTCATTTTGTACACGTATGTGCATTGACATACTTTGATTCTTATCAGGGTGTTATGCTAACGCCCCTTGAAAGGAATTAGAGGAAAATATGTCATCTATTAACGATACTAACCGTAATGCAAGAATCCGAAGCCGTAAGCTTCGTAATGGAAATCTTCGCACTGAGACTTCACGTCGTGACAGCGGTATTGCTGCCGCGGTTACAACCACGAAGAGTGGAAGGACTGGTCTTTCTGTAACGTCTGAAAATGGTCTTGTGACACGAATGAACGGTCGTGAAGCTCGTACGTTGTTTCGTCTTCTAGCAAATCATTATGATTATGCCGCGAAGTCGTTTGATCCTCTTGCGTAATATACGTCAAACTTTTAAGTGAAAAGATTCTAGGCTAGTGATAAAAATCATTGGCCTAGTTTTTTATACATGAATGTATGTATGCTACATGAAGTCGACGATAAGTCGATGGACGATCTTTGATAATCGATAAGTAAGAATTTTGGGAGCGACGGGTATTCGACGGGAATACGAAGCAACCATTGATCGTGCAAGCGGAGCTTTGACCGCTTTGATAAACAAGCCGATATTAAATGCCAACGATAACGGCCTCGTTCAAGCGCTAGTTGCTTGAACCGATGACCCTAAATGACGCCTGATCATTTAGGGCATCGAAATAAATTCAGGCTATGATTACCGAAATTGCCTAACGATCGGTTATCGACACTTAAGAATAGGCTTTGCATAGACAAGACTCTATGAAAATGTTCTGAGTTTAGCTAAAAAGTTCAGAACGGTTTGTGATTAACTTTAGCTATGCACGTGAGCGAGATGATTGTAGGCGATTCGCGGACCCTGGTTCAACTCCAGGCGCTTCCACTACGTGAGATATTAAAAATGACGAAATGTAAAAATGCTCGACGATATAAAGGTTATCGTAAACCTACATGTAACAACGGTGTGGCATGTGAAGCGTGTGTTTTGATTTGGCTTGGTGCTCAATCTTTTCGTCAAAATGTTGCTAAGTAAATTGCAACTAGAAAAGACGAACTTTGGCTTTAAAGAAGAAAAACAATAATTTTCTTGCTAATCGAGTATTGACACAATTGAGGGGATTAGTTTTAGCACATGCATTTGTAATCATTCGTCGTGAGGGATTTAAGATTCGTGTGTCTAAAATCGATGGTTCTATTGTTGTTCCCATAACAAAAGGAGAACAGTACGTAGATAATCGAATTTCAGTTGATGTTAAAAACGGTATCGTGACTAATGTTTGGTTGGGTTGAACAATATTGATATGTGTTTTATCATTGATGCATGTCAGCAAGTTCTGAACTTCTCCTAGAGAGAATCAATCAATTAGAAAATCAATTACAAAATTCTCAGTGTTCAAATCGAGTTCAACTTGAAAAAGAATTAGTTGATTTACGTAAAAAATTGTCCGATCAAACTCAAGCATTGACTGAATCAACGGTGTTGAAAGGTTAATATGCAAAAAGCAAACCTTTATCAACCGATTCACGCTGATAGGCTGGGACCAGCTCCTCTTGTCATCAAGGCAATTGTAACGCCGCAGGCCGACCATATGGTCGGTGGAGTTCCATCAACGACTGCGAGAATTGAACCATACGTGCTTCTATCGGCTCTTCCGTTAGAACTCAGACAACGCGTAGAATTAGCTGTCCAAACACTGATTGCGGGAGGATAACGTTCATGGCATATCATGGGTTAATTCCAACGATGCAAAATCGTTTAACAACGATGAAAAAACCACCGACTGTTTTAGAAGTTGGTGTAGACAAAGGCGTTACGTTGATTCCTCTTGTAATTGCAATGGCGTCAAGCCATGAATCGTTCACATATATCGGCGTTGATATCAACGTTCAGGAATCAGTGAAGTTGATAACAAAATACCTTGGCCCAGCTGTTTCAAATTTCACATTTTTATTTCAAGAAAATAGTTTATCGTTGTTGCCTCGTCTTGTCGAGCAGGGAATGAAGTTTGATATCATTTTGCTCGATGGAGATCACAACTATCACACCGTATCTCAGGAACTTCAATACATTGAAAAACTTTTGAACCCTGATGGATTTGTTGTGATCGACGATTATGATGGAAAATGGTCAGATAGAGATCTTTGGTACGCAGAAAGACCGGGATACGAAGAAAATACGTCAGCAACACGACCAGTTGATACTGAAAAACACGGCGTCAAACCAGCTGTCGATGATTGGTTAACGTTAAATCCAAATTGGTCTAAAACTAAACCAATGAACGGTGAACCCGTTGTGTTGTCGCGTTTAGGATGATTAAGATGAGATACCTTAAACAAGGAATGACTGGTGAAGACGTTTTAGCTTGGGAAAACTTTTTGAGAGGTTTAAATCCTAAGTGTACGTTGTTAGTTGATGGAATGTTCGGTGCTGACACCGTTGAAGAGACAAAGGCATTTCAACGAAGCGTAGGATTTTTTGGGTCGGACGTCGATGGTATAGTTGGAAATATGACGCTAGCAAAAGCAGCGTTGTTAGGGTTTCGCATTGCCGTTGATAACGATGATAATGTCGATGAATTAGGACCAAATTGGCCTACGCAATCGCACATTAAACAGTTGTCATATTCAGATAGAGAAAAACTTTTAGGTCGGTTTTCGTATGTTCCTGCAGGTGTTGCAGCAAATCCTGAAGCAATAAAGATTACTGATGATTGGGCAACAAAAAACATTGTAACTGTAAACGTACCTCAACTTAAAGGCATTCAATATGCCCCATCGTCGGGTAACGTTCAAGTGAATGTTCACATTGCTAAGCAGCTACAGTCAGTGTTCAAGGCGTGGGAAGACTCTGGATTGTTGGATCGGGTTTTAACGTGGGGAGGTCTTTGGGTGCCTAGATTTATTAGAGGTAGTCGAACAACGTTGTCAAACCATGCTTGGGGCTCCGCATTTGACATCAACGTTCAATGGAACGGTCTTGGAGTGGTTCCTGCATTGAAGGATAAAAAAGGGTCTGTGAGGGAACTGGTGGGTATTGCAAATGAACACGGTTGGTTTTGGGGAGGCGGATTTCAGGGACGTCCTGATGGAATGCATTTCGAAGCATTCACGATTGTTAAGTGATCTAAAAGCCCGCACGAGTTTTTACTTAAATTTATGCGGGCTCTTGTTTTGTCTACTGGCGGTTGTAAGGGTGCTTTTCAGGTTGGTGTCCTTAAACGTTGGATGGGTGAACAGGGGATTGATTACGACATTGTTTGCGGTGTTTCTGTTGGTGCCTTAAATGCTGCAGCGCTTGCAATGACTGAGATTGGCAAGCCTCGCGAAGCCATATCTCGATTAGAAAACTTATGGCTACGTGTTGAAACTAAGTTAATTTATAAACGTTGGTTTCCGTTCGGACGCTTACATGCGTTGTGGAACAAATCAGTCTATGATTCATCACCTCTTGCAGAGTTTGTTAGACAAGAATTAAGCTTATCAGAAATTCAAGCAAGTGGTAAAAAATTGGCCGTCGGCGCAGTTAGTTTAGATACGGGTGACTACGACTTTGGTCGAGAGTACGATTCAAATTTGATCGATTGGGTGTTAGCGTCATCAAGCTTTCCAGTGTTTTTGTCACCAATTTTAATGAAGGGTCAACTTTGGAGCGATGGTGGGATTAAAAGCATAACACCGTTAGGCGCAGCAATCAAGTTAGGTGCAGATCAAATCGATGTCATAATGTGCAATAACATCGACATTAAAAGAACGTGGGAATCTAAAACAAAACGTGCGTTGCCAGATCAAGCAGTCAGAACGTTAGATTTGATGCTTGAACAGATGGTTTTGAACGACTTAAAGGTAACGTCACTGAAAAATCAGCTGTCATTGATAGACCCAAAGTACCGACAAGTTAACGTTCGTGTCGTCATGCCTTCGTGTCATCTTGTCGATAATTCTCTCGATTTTGATCCGACGATCATTAGAAATATGATACAACAAGGATACATCGACGCCGATACGTCGTTTGAATTATCACCAAACATTTAAATGTATGGATTTTGTTTACATGATCTACACCACTGTACATCTTCAGAGTTCCATGATGCCCAGGGAATAAAGTTCAAACATTTTTGACATAGCTCACCAGTGATGGCAGGCATATGTTTAATGACCTCACGAAATCTAACAAACGTTCCTTGTTCGTTCAAGAACTTTGGATTGAATTCATAATAACTGAGGTGATAACTTGTTAACTTAAACGATGATCGAACTGTAGTGTAGGGTGCAACGTAACATAACATAAGATCATTTTCGTATCCACAACCAAATGCAATGATTTGAAGTTTGACTTCATTTAAATGAATTTGTGAATAATCGTTTTCGTTAAGCCTACAGATAACCTCGTCTCCGATCTTGTATGACATGTATCACCATACTTATGTGTGACGACCATGCCAAACTTCATACAAACAATAAGTCCCACACCGTTTGGTTTTTTTGATGCAGACACTACATTTCAATCTGAAGCCGATAGCATGGTTGTCTTTGTTAAAAGGAAGCTCGGCGACGACATTCTTAGCGTAGAGTTAACAAAAAAACAAATTTGGTCGTGTTTCGAGGAAGCATGTTTAGAATATTCACGCTTGATTCATGAAATGCGCATCAAGTCTGATCTTGTTCACGTTTTAGGATTACCAACGGGTAGTAACGTAACGAACGTTTATCCTCGTTCAACGTTAGAATTTTTAATTCGTCTAACTGAACCATACGGATCGATCGCAGGTGTCGGCGGATCTTACGATTTAACTTTAAGTTATTTTGATCTTGAGGTTGGCCGTCAAGATTATGACATTTATTCTGAACTTCGTGTTGCTAACGGAAGCAACGCTGGAAGCCTTGTGACTACGACAATGCCTTCAGGTTCAGAGGGAAAAATTCGTGTTGTTGAAGTGTTTCATTTCGAGCCAACGGCTGCTCAATCATTTTTATTAAACGCGTCAAACGTTACAAACTTTTTAGCTACAAATTTTAACTATGAGTCGTATGTAAACAGCACTGTGTTCTATGTTTTGCCGGTGTTTGAAGACGTATTAAGACGAAGTATGCTTGAAACAGCATTTCGAGTACGTAGGTCGCATTACAGTTACCAAATAATAGGTAGAAAGGTCAGAATATTCCCAATCCCCAGTTCTGACTTACAAACTGGAAAGTTGTATCTTACGGTTGCACCATACCAACAAAATCCTCTTGTTGACGCATCATCTGGCGTTAGTGGATCTATTTCATTTAATGATAGTTCCTTATCTGGAATTTCTGGTCCAAACAACGTTCCATTCGATAACTTGCCATTTTCAACAATTAATCAACCAGGACGTCAGTGGATACGTCAATTAACGTTAGCTTTATGCAAAGAACTGTTGGGTCTGATTCGATCGAAATTTGACTCCGTGCCAATTCCAAATGCTGAACTAAAATTAAACGGTGCCGAACTAGTTCAACAAGGCCGCGAAGATAAAGAAAAATTGATCACTCAAATGAAAGAATTTTTGCTTGAACTAACTCGTGATAAATTAATCGAAAAAGAAGTTTCAATTGCTGAAAATCTACAAAAACAACTACGAACAATACCAATGCCGTTGGGGAAATCGATCGTTGTGGGATGAACATAACAAGTTGAATGAGGACTATTTGATCAGTAAATCAATTCTGATTCTTAAAAAATGCCTACTTAAAGTTCATGGCACGTCTTTTCATTACTACTCGCGAGATGAATTTTGTTAGCGATCTTGTGAAAGAAGTTACAAAAGACGTCAACGGTCAACGTATATTTTTATTTCCTATTTCTGAAATTAAAACAAAGACACACGAAGTCTATAATGAAGCAATTGAGAAAATTTTTGACAACCCAATTGCAATCGATGCAATGGTTAGTGCAAACTACCATGAAAATACTAAAATAGATGCATTCGGTCCAGATCAAGTCTATAAGTTAGAAGTTTACGTTCAATACAGAGATCTTGTCGATAAGGGAGTTGAAATATCGTTAGGCGATTTTTTCTCTTTTTCTAATATTTTTTACGAAATAACAAACGCTACGGTTGTCAAAAACATCTGGGGACAAGCAGAACACAAACAAGGATTGAAAATTACTGGAACAAAGGTTCGTGAATCTCAGTTTAAAGAAAAGTTTTTTGGACCAACTGATATTGCATTTACAGATCCTGACGCTGTTCAGAAAACATTTGTTCAACAGCGTGGACGTGCAGAGACTAGCGAAGGTTTGACTGGGGATAAACGAGATCTTCAAGAACAAAACGTTCTTGAGCCATTATCGGGTCCTAAAGAGGTGTCTGAACAAGGAGCTGTTTCTGATAACTCACGTTATGGTTCAGCGTTTTATGACGAAAGCTAAACTATGACAACTCGATTTACAGCTAGATCACAATCAAGATTTGGTGTTTCAGGTCTTCCGTCTGGAATTAATAACGTATCAACATCAAATTTAACAATACCCCCTGTTGGTCTTGAAGACGTTGATACGTCGTTATTTGGTTTGTTTAATGAACAAATTCCATTGACGGTGAAAGACGAATCTGGGATTAAAAAAGTACCAATAATTTTTGCATCAGGTGAAAAATGGGCAATGCTAAAACGTGGCCGCGCGTTGAGAGACAAAACCGGATCATTGATATTGCCATTAATAACGATAACTCGGACGAACTTTCAACAAGTCTTGCCAGAAGACCAGACAGGAAGAGGAATTAATCAACAAACTGGTGAGATTGTCATTAAACGTCGTTTAGCGTCATCCGATAGAGGGTATCAATCGTTAATCAATAGGTTATTTTTACAAAATCAAGACAACGTTGCCGTAAATTCTGGGAATGTTACTTTAAATGATCAAGTTGTAACTAGACGAACTGTTGGCGATAGGGTCGACGAACAAGTAATTTTAGATGGTGGATTACTCGCACCAGATGTGTCAAATAACGTTTATGAAGTTTTAGTGATACCATCGCCTCAATTTTTTACTGCAAATTACGACATTACAATTTGGACTTCCTATACAACACATATGAATCAAATTTTGGAGTGTTTAGTTTCATCTTTTCTTCCACAGGGAAATGCCTGGAAACTTGACACACAAAAGG